TTGCAAATCCCTCTGCTGCAGTTTGAGCAGTTGATACATCAGTCAAGAGAGCAAGTGATGCTGTATTAGCAATGCCATGTACGTCTGTAGTATCTGAATTATGTGTTGAGATTGCAGTATCTCTGGCTGATGCTTCTGCTGTAACATCTGTTAGCAAAGCAAGTGCTGCTGTATCTACAATGCCATGTACGTTTGTACTGTCTGAATTGTGCGCTGAGATTGCTGAAGTTGCAAATCCCTCTGCTGCAGTTTGAGCAGTTGATACATCAGTCAAGAGAGCAAGTGATGCTGTATTAGCAATGCCATGAACTTGAGTTGTATCTGAATTATGTGTTGAAACTGCGCTATCTGCATAACTTTGTGCTGCTGTTTGAGCAGTTGTTGCTGCTGCATCTGCATATGTTTTTGTAGAAAGGGCTGCTGTACTTGCAATACCATGTACGTTTGTAGTGTCCGCCTCATGAGTTGCTAAATTTGTGCCTACTGTTACGAAAAACTGTGGATCGTCTCCTATAGCCTCTGCAAGTTCATTAAGGGTATTAAGAAGATTTGGAGCACCATCAATGATTGCTGCTAGTTCGGCTGCATTGGCAAAGTATTGTAATGCAGACCAGGCTGAGGAGCCGTTACCCATTTTAAATTTATTTGTGTCAGTTTCAAAACCGATTTCACCTGCTGCGAGAACTGGGTTAGCAGCCGTCCATTGTGCTGCAGTTCCTCTGCGCTGTTGCATTCTTGTTGCCATTTATCTTCTCCTTATGGGGTCTGCCCATGAACTAGTCTTATTATAACATCAATTTTTTAATTGAAGTTATCTACTACGCTACCGCCATCAAATACGATTGTCCACTCTGTTGTATCTGGACCACCTGCGTCTATTCCCACTCCAAGAGGACTGTTAAAAGATCCACCTTCGTAGAATTGAGACACGATGAAACCAGTTCCATCAATTGCGGTATCGTGAATGTGCTGCGGAAGATTATTTGTATCATCAATAGTTGCTTGGGTATACCAAGTACCATTGTAATAAAAATTAACTCTGTTTGTTAGAGTGTCTAACCACTGAGTTCCATTAGTTGGGGATGAAGGAGCAGTTGAGCCTACAGCCATAGATCCTGTTAAAGAGTCTACATACTCCTTGGTTGCTGCATGTGTAGCAAGAGTTGGTGCTCCTACTGTTACTGCGCCTCCGAATGTACCGCCGTTAGTCACGACAAGTCCATTCTTTACCTTAAAGTCTTTATCGACTGTTGCCATTTACTGCTCCTTCTTCCAACTATTTATTTTTTATTACTTTAAAAGTGTTCCAACAACAGCAACTGTTGAGTCATTGTTGAGGGTTGCGACACGAAGACGAACATCGTTGCCAGAAACATCTGCTGAAACGGATCCAAGATCACCATTTGTTCCAACCATTGCATATTCTGTGATAGCGACATTGTCTGATGTGTCAAGTGTTAGGATAACCTTTGAAACCTCTGTGTGAGATCCATTGGCAATCTTAACAAGGAATTCAGCAGAACGATAGTCTGCCTTAGCCCATAGAACTGCTGTGTTTGTGCTTGCAGTTGCGACAGTTGCCTGTGCTGCTACCTGCTTTGCTACAGAAGCAATCTCTACTGCAGGGAAATCTGGAGTTACTGCTTCAAGAGCAGAAACTGCACGAGCATTTGTGAAGTAAAGGTTTGATCCTTCTGCAAGATCTGATGTTGTAGAGTCTGCAACACCGTTTTCTGCGATAATTGTTAGATTATCTGATCCATCCTTGGTAATTGTAATGTTTGTCTTCGTTGCATTTGCAAGAAGTGTTGCTGCTTCTGCCTTAGCACGAGCAGCAGTGTAATACAAGTTTGTATTTTCTGCTACATCTGCTGTTGTAAGTGCATCTGCGTAAGCAATTGCTGCTGATTGTGCAGCGTTAGCCTTTGTTGTAGCATCTGCTGCTGCTGCTGAGATTGCTGCTGATTGTGCAGCGTTAGCCTTTGTTGTAGCATCTGCTGAGGCAGTGGCCTCTGCTGCAGCCTGTGCAGCGTTAGCCTTTGTTGTAGCGTCTGCTGAGGCAGTTGAAACTGCATCAACATATTGCTTTGTTGCTGCACCAAGATTTTCTGATGGATCTGCTGAAAGGACAAGAAGTCCAGTCATTGTGTCGCCAGCCTTTGAAACCTTTGTTCCTACTGATGTGCTAAGTGTTGCTGCAAAGTTAGCGTCATCGCCAATTGCTGCAGCCAACTCATTAAGAGTATTTAGCAGATCTGGAGCAGAATCTACAAGATCTGCAACCTTATTATCTGTATAAGTATTTGATGAAGCAATTGCTGCTGATTGTGCAGCGTTAGCCTTTGTAGTAGCATCTGCTGCTGCTGCAGAGATTGCTGCTGCTTCTGCAGCGTTAGCCTTTGTAGTTGCATCTGCTGCTGCTGCAGAGATTGCTGCTGCTTCTGCAGCGTTAGCCTTTGTAGTTGCATCTGCTGCTGCTGCTGAGATTGCTGCTGCTTGTGCTGCGTTAGCCTTAGATGTGGCATCTGCTGCAGCATCTGAAATTGCCTCAGACTTTGCTGTAGCAACTTCTGCATCTGTTGCAAAAGATGAAGCAACTGTTGCTGTCAATGTTACGTTTGCAGAACCATCAAATGAAACGGAACCTGAAAGGTCTCCGCCCAATGTGATTGTACGAGAAGTCTCAAGTGCTGTTGCTGTATCTGCATTACCAGTTACATCACCAACGAGGTCTGCTGTTACTGTGCCCGCAGCAAAATCTCCGTTAGCATCACGCTTTACAACCTTATTTGCTTCGTTTGCTGAAGTGGCTGTGCCACCAATTAAATTGACGATATAGTTTTGATCGTCTGTCTTCTTTGTAAGAACGTCAAAATTGTTTACTGTTGCTGTTGTGCCTTCGACAATGAGACCATTCTTTACTTTAAAGTCTTTTGTTACTGTTGCCATTTTTTTTATCTCCTTAGTTATGCCTTAAGTCCAATTCGTGCATAACGAACTGTGACTGGCTTAATCGCAGGATCTGGAGTAACCGTTAAGGATACTGTATTTCCAGCCCTGGAGACGCTAATGGTGCCAATATTCCCATCATTGTCTATCGTGCCATACTCAGAGACGTTTACATTTGTACCGTCTACAAGTATGGTCAACTCTGTTGCGTAGAACTTATTGTCCCCTGCTGTTGTCTTAGCAATAGAAACAATATATTTAACCATTCGCCATTCTGTGGCGTCAAAATTATCAATTACTGTGGCATTTTCAATACCAGAAATTGTATTTTCATTATTACCCATTGAACCAAGGTCGGTTGAACGGGCTGAGGCAGAATCAATTAAGTCCTCATAGTCTTGCTGCGTGGGGCGATCCCCAGTCTCAAACTTTGTCTTTAGATTAGGTATTGATATCTTGGCCATGGTGATATTATAACTCCTTTTTATTATAAAATATAATTGCTATATCCTATAATTTGCAACGGTATTGGGGGTGGATTATTCTTAGAATACCCAAACACGCTAACATTAATAAACTGTACACGAAAAGGCAAAACCTCTTCTATTTTTGCTTTTGGTTGTATATAGTTAATTCTGACATATTTTTTGTCTAACTCTTTTATTTGAGCATGTGCTACTCTATGAGTTGTGTTATAGACTTGTTCATTTATTGGAAGTAAATTTTGATTTATCATTGTGTAACATCTTCAAGGATAACCATAGAACCTTTGGCTACCGTCCAGACTCTTCCCTCAGACAAAAGTTCTGTGAGTTGAATATCAAAGATATCTCCTGTCTCTAGAAGTTCTGATTGTGAAGATGTTAGGTTTACCGTGAAACTTCCTTCTGTGTCTTGAAACTCAATTGGTTCTGGCGACAGCGTAACAATTACATCGTCGGTTGATGGGCGATAAATATCCATCTTAATTTCCCAGTCTTCTAAATAAATTGGCTCTCTTGCATCATTTGTTACATATACTCTAAATGCTGCAGAGTCTCCTCTAACTACCGTCCAACGAACCTCTGGTGGTGCTGCACCAAGAGCATAAGAATCTGTAGGTTGGTTTCTGAAGGTAGCCATAATTGTATTATATCACGACAACCCGTCTTTAAGGGCTCCCCATGTTCCATTTCCTTTTGTCTGAACAACAATCATACCGCCATTTGGTTTTGTTGCCTGGATTGCAACTACGCCAACATATCTTGCTGGTCCAGTTGAGGGTCTTCCTCCAATAATGTTTCCAGTTTCATTTATATAAATTTTTGTTCCAGCAGGACCAAACTCAGTTGTGTTAATTTGTATAATTCCAGATACTACAGCGATTCCATCTCCACCATTTGCACCTGCAGGAAGCATGTCTGCTTGTAATAAACCAAGGATTGGGAAATTTGGATTGTGATCAACACTTGATGGATTATATCTTTGCACAAGTGGTTTTAATTTTCCATCATGTGAAATGCTACCAGAAATAAACACTGGTGTTCCTGCGGGTAGTGTAAGAGAAGAACTTGCATTTCTTACAGGAGACGCAACGCTTGTCATTCCTAGTGGGGGAAGAATATTATTCAAAGCATCAACTAATACTTTAAAATCTCCGTGTACATTAACGGGATCTGAAGCAAGCGGGTACTTCATAGTAGGATAATTAGATGAACCTTGTGGCATAATCTTTATTATACCACCCTATCAAGTTGACTTTTGACATAATTTTGTGTTATACTAGGTAGTAACACCTACCAAGGTGTTATTGTTTTCTAAGGAGGAAACTATGATTAAATTTATCGAAAGAAACAAAGAGATCATTAGCACACTCAGTATATTGGCTTTAGTAGTGACTTTATCGAATGCTGCTAATGCTGAAGAAATAATTACTAAGAACAATTTAAGTACTGAACAGGCTCAGAAGGCAGAAGATACCTCGAAAGAGGTTTTTTTGGTTTCTAAGGCTAAAAAATTAGAGAGTTTTGAAAATAAGACTTCTCTGACCGATATCGAACTAAAGCAACTCCTTTCCCTTGTAGGGTTTAAGGGGCAAGATCTTGTAGTGGCTTGGGCCATTGCCAAGAAAGAATCTAATGGTAGACCTTTAGCATTTAATGGCAACCATAAGACTGGGGACTCTTCTTATGGAGTCTTTCAAATTAATATGATTGATGAGTTGGGTCCAGACCGTAGAACTAAATTTGACTTGGACTCTAATGCTGAATTGTTCAATCCCGTCAAAAATGCTGAAATTGCATATTATATGTCACAAGGTGGTGACGACTGGTCTTCTTGGAAAGGTATTACTCCAAGGACCAAAGAGTGGATGAAGAAATTTCCACGTAACTAATTTATAACAATTTGTCTCAGTTCTTGATGGTTATACATCCAATGAGGTGTGTTTCCATCAAAGAACTGGACATCAACTTCTTCAAACTTATCATTTCTTCCATATATAGATTGACGATCCATTACTGGACTGTATATTTTTGCCGTTGGGGATAGAAAACAAGCCCACCAACTAAAACTACTGTTTGCACGAAAAACAGTTCTAGCAAAATAAATCTTTAAAAAATCTTCAAGCCAATCAAATATTTTATCTTCTTTATAAGTTGATCCTACTGGATAAGACCAGCCAAACCTTTCTGATTTTGGTCTATCCTTATGCCATTTATTTATATAATCATCAGACACCCAAATTATTTTTTCTGGATCAAATCCTCTTTGCTTAAAAGCATTTAAATACGAATCCATAGAAATTACCGAATAGCCCTGAACATTATTCTTATTAAAATCTGGATTAGAGATATCGTCTCTTCTTAAATGGGCTAAATCATATGTCCCCTGAAGCGCTGACCAATATTTATAAGATTCAGTATTTTTTACTTCATCAGAAAACTCAAACACATCAAGTAAATGATTTTTTGACATTGGATAATAAATGTCTTTTCCATAAGCACAAACGCTATCAAAATATACTGGATGATCGTACTTTAAATAATTTTCTGGACTTTGCTCTGGATTAATTAATTTAATATCTTTAAATG